CCTGACGACCAGACCAACGTGTACGACCGGGCCAGAGAGATCGCGGCAGGCGATGTCGAGGAACTGGACGACTTCGGCTTGCTCGATGAGACAGGTGGGACAGATGGGGACAGCAATGAGTAGTCCCACTAAACCCAACCCAAACCTCGCCGCGCTGGTGGCCAATCATCGCAACCCTCGCAGGGGGAGAGGGTGGAAGCGGCGCCGTCGAGTGGTCATCTTGCAGGGGTCGTCGCGGTCGGGCAAAACATGGTCTATCGTCGAGTATATCATTAATTGCTGCCTGAGCAAGAAGCACCTCGTGGCCCGCTCGTTTCGGCACGATTCGACGACCTGCGACGACTCCATCGTGGCCGATTTCCACTCCATCATGCAGGCCAAGGGGTGGTGGGAGTTGGGGAGTTGGAACAAGCAGAGGAAGTCGTTCTCATTCTCGAACGGATCGACCTATTCCTTCGGCGCGACGAGCGACCCGCAGAAACTCCACGGGCCTGCGCAGGACATCGCGCATTGCAACGAGATCATGGAGATTACTGCGGACGCATGGGATCAGCTCCAGATGCGAACCCGATTCCTGATGATTGGCGATTTCAACCCAACTATCAGCAATCACTTCGTTTTTAGCAGGTACGACCGCCCAGAGCATCGCGGTGAGGATGGCGACGTGCTATGGCTGACAACGACGTATAAGGACAACCCGCACCTCTCGCCGGAACAGGTCGCTGGGATCGAGCAATTCAACCCAAACGACCCAGCCAACGCCTCGACCGCCGACAAGTGGAAGTGGGAGGTCTACGGCCTCGGCAAACCGTCTCGGAGGACTGGCGCGGTCTATGATAATTGGCACATTCGCCCGCCCAGCGAATTCCCGAAGCGCGAGGCAGCGCAGGCCCATGGGTACGGGCTCGATTTCGGCGCGACCAATCCAACTGCGCTGATCGAGTGCTGGCTCTGGGACGGTGCATTGTGGCTTCGTGAGTTGGTCTACGAGTCCGACCTCTCGCTGATCGACGACCCCCAGCATCCCAACTCCAAGAACCTGGAGTCACGCATGGCCAGCGCACGCATATCGCGAAGCGATCTAATCGTGGCCGACTCGGCCAACGCGATGCAGATTCTGGAGTTGGCGCGACGTGGATGGCGGGTGACCAAGGCTCTGAAACCTGCGGACTCGTTACTGGCTGGGATAGCCCTGGCGAGGTCGATGCCCATCTATGTAGACGAGTCGTCCAGCAACCTGATTCGCGAGTTTGAGCAGTACGTCTGGCGGTCGCGCCCTCGGTTGCATAAAGAACTCGGCGAGCTATCGAAGTTTGAAGACTCCCCGCACAAAGCCAACGATCACGCCATGGATGCGTTTCGGTATTGGTTGCAATTCTGCCACCGCTCGCTGCCGGTGGTCTCACCGCACGACCCTCGAGGCGCAGAGCCTGTCGAATCTCGGCGAGTCTCGAGCCCCTTCGGAGGACGGTACGGATGACTGAGCACAAGCTGACATACGGCGAGTTACTGGACACGTTCGGTTCCGAGTTGTTCATGGCCGTGCGGGTCGATCCTCGGCTCTGGGCGGCGTGGTACAGCAGCCCTCGTCGGATGAGCTATGTCGTCAAGACATCCACGGCGATGCAGGTGCTACTACTCGACGACGAGACCACCGTCCCCGTCATCCATTGGCTAGCAACCGGATACGTCGGGGCTGACGGCGTTCGGAGGATGCGCGACCTAGTCGATGCGCTGCTCACTCGTTACGCGATGTTGGGGATGTCTGAGCCCAACGATTCAGCCAAAAGGTTCGCGGCGTGCGTTATTTCTGGCCGAAACATGATCCTCTGCAATGGGGGCCACCCCGACCGAATCCTGATTGCGAGGCAACGCCATGGGTAGCGTAGGCGAGAAGTACGACAAATTTTACAACGACGTCGGCGGCGAGTGGTATTACGACCTGAGCAAGGAAACGCCGTTGGGCGTGCTTATGCCGTGGGCGTGGCCGCTCCAATATGAGGAGGGCGGATGGCTCCGCGAGACGACCATCGACTTGGTCGAGGGTATCGGCGACCTGGCTCCCTCATTCCCCACCATGGAGCCGCCGAAGCCTCCCCCTAAACCCGCGCCAGGAGTATCCGGGCAGGACTCCAGCATCGCGGAATCACGAGCCAACGCTCGCCGTGCGGCGTCTCTTCGGCAAGGGCGGCGATCAACACTTTTGACATCTCAGGGCGGCACCACCGGCGGTAGTGGTGGCGGCGCATCATTCGGTAACAAGGCGGCAACAGGACAATGAAGATCGAGCAACGCATCATCACACCACCCACGTTTAAGGCCGACGACCTGATCAGTATGCACTCGTCAATGCTGGGCGAGCGATCCTCGTGGGACGGCAAAGCGGAAGACCTCGTCCGCGAGTTCCTCCCCGAAGACAAGCACTCGGAGACGCTGGAACAGCGCGATCAGCCGGTCAGCGAATCGCAAAAGCCTATCGACTCGACTGGCGTGCAGTCGGCGATCAAATTCGCCAACGCGATGCATTCCAACACGTTGTCGATGGGAGCCGAATGGTTCAAATTGTCGCTACTCGGCGAGAGCGACGGCGAGGCCGTCGATTGGCTCGAGGCGGCGGGGACGGTGCTCCTGCAACTACACCAGTCGAGTTCGTTCTCGCAGACCTATTCCGAGATGCTCTTGCCGTGGGGAGTCCTCGGGCAAGGCATCCACTACTCCGACTACACGCTCGAAGCGGGGATGATCACGAAGAACTTTTCGCCGTTCGCCTGCGTCGTCGGATACGATCACAACGGGCTCGTCGATACCGTGATGCGGAAGTTCAGCTTCTCGGCCAAGCAATGCTTCCAGCGATGGGGCGAGGACTGCGCGGAGAAGGTTGTTGTCGCGGCTAAAGACCTCACGAAACAGGAGATGCGGGTGTCGCTCATCCACGTCGTCCTGCCCAATCCTGACTACGTCAAGGGCAGCGTCACGGCCACCGAGGGCAAGTTCGTGGACCTCTATGTTGACGTCAGCCATAAGAAGGTGATGGGGGCATTCTGCCGTGCAACGATGCCGTACCAAGCGCCTCGGATGATGTCGAAATACGGCGACACCTATGGCCGAGGGATTGGGCATTTCGCGCTGGGCGATATGCGCAGCCTCATCCGGTCAGTTAGAAACTTCCACACCGCAGTCGAGATGGCAACGCTCCCACCGTTGGGAGTCGCGTCGGCAGACGTGAAGCAGTTCAAGTCGCTCATGCCAGGCGTCGTCGTCCCCCTGACTGACCCGTCCGCCGTTCGTCCCCTAGCGGGCAACCTTGTCAACCCCACTCCGCTGTATCAATTTATTATGGATCAGCGGCAGTCGATTCGCATGGCGTTCTACCTCGACGTGTTCAACGCAATGCAGGGAAACGAGAACATGACGGCTAAGGAGGTGATTGAGCGAGTCAATGAGCGGGTGCAGAACATCGCGACCATCGTTGGGCGCCTGCACGAAGAGTTCTTCCGGCGACACATCATGCACATTCTGCGCGTGGTCGAAGAGGCAGGAAAGCTTCCCCCACGACCAGAGTCGCTTATCGGGCAGGAGGACAAGGTCGAGATCGTCTACACCTCGCGCATCGACTACCGCCTGCAACAGACAGAGATCGACAACGTGACCCGCAGCGTGGCTCAGGTGGCCGAATTGCAGGCGATGGCGCAGCAGGCTCCGGGCGTTCAGACCTTGCTCAATATGCCGGAAATCTCGCGGCGCATTCTGAGTTCCAACGGCGTCGAACCCAACCTTTACTACAACGAGATTGAGCAGCGTCAGATGGAGCAAAAGATGGCGGCGCAGATGGCGAAGCAACAGAGTGTCGCGGCGATGGGCCAGGCGATGCAACCCATGGACCCTAACTCGCGCCCGCCGGAAGGATCGGTCGGCGGCGATCTGCTGCGGCAGATTTCACAAACGGCACAACCGGAGGGCCCAATCTAGTGGCTGAATACACGATTGAAGAGATCGAGGCAGCGTACCAGCGCCTTGGCCAGACACCAGACGGCGAGGCAATCCTACAGGACCTGCGGGACCACATCGATGGGAATCCCGCAGACTTCGAGTCCACCCATCGCACCTTCTACAAGCTTGGCCGGTCGCAACTGGCCAAAGAACTCACTCAAAGGATTCGCAACTCATGATCAAGAACCGCTTTCCGTTCTTCTACTCCGACCCTGATACCGGCGGCGCTCCCCCACCTGATGGAGGAGACCCGCCCGAGACACCGCCCACGCCGCCCCGGTCACTTCTTGATGGGGCTGCGCCAGGCAAGGCTGACGATGACCCCGACGCTGGTGGCGCAGAGCCTTGGTACATGGCGCTACCCGAAGAATTGCGAACCGAGAAGGTCCAGCGATTCGACGGCATCGACGGGCTCGTGAAGTCCTATCACGAAAGCCAGAAGCTCATCCGCGAGAAGGCCCTGACGGTCCCCGACTCGAAAGACGATGCCGAGGCGTGGCAGAAGTTCCGGGCGGCGATTGGTGTCCCTGATTCTGCGGATAAGTACACCCTCCCCGGCGGTGAGGATGCCGAGGGAATCTTGGACAAGGATTCTCGTGCAGCCGTGGCGGCTGCACTCCATGGCGCAGGCGTAGCCGATTGGCAGTTCGGCGAGGTATTAAGCGTGATCGAGGGCCAGATCAGTTCCCTGGCTGACCAGCAGACCGAATCCGACCAGGCGGCGCGTGAGTCCGGCCTCAACGAGCTGCGGGAATCATGGGGCGCTGAGTATGACGCTCGACTCGCCCGTGTTGCTGACGCCGTGAACTCCAACGAAGAGGCGGCGGCGGCGCTGGAGCAGAGCGGCGCTCTCTTGAATCCTCGGGTGGTTCAATTTCT